TTATCCGTTTTTCTTCAAACCCATACAAGATGGTATGGATCGCCCTAAAACAGAACTGGCATACAGAGTTCCAGCTTCGAAACTTACCAGAAGAAAACTCGACACTGGAGAGCAACTTGAAGAACTTGATGGACTCGATACTACGATAGATTGGAAGAATACTGGAGATAACAGTTATGATGGTGAGAAATTAAAACTACTAGCTCACGATGAAAGTGGTAAGTGGGAGAGACCTGATAACATCAAGAACAACTGGAAGGTAACTAAAACCTGTTTAAGATTAGGTAGAAGAATTATAGGTAAGTGCATGATGGGTTCAACATCTAACGCTTTAGATAAAGGTGGTCAAAACTTTAAAGACATATACTACAATTCCGATGTTACTAACAGAAACAGAAACGGTCAAACAAAATCTGGATTGTACTCTTTGTTTATCCCAATGGAGTGGAATTATGAAGGTTATATAGATATGCATGGTTGGCCTGTATTTGATACACCTGAAAAACCTGTAATGGGTATAGATGAACTACCTATAAAAATCGGTGTAGTAGAATATTGGGATAATGAAGCTGAAGGTTTAAAGAATGATCAAGACGGTTTAAATGAATTTTTTAGGCAATTTCCTAGAACAGAAAAACACGCTTTCAGGGATGAAACTAAAGAGAGTTTATTTAATCTCGTAAAGATATATGAGCAGATAGATTACAACGAAGAATTAAATAATCAAGTCGCTGTCACTCGGGGAAGCTTACAATGGGAGAATGGAGTTAAAGATACTAGAGTATTTTTCTCACCAAATCCTAACGGTAGATTCAGAGTTAGTTGGGTTCCACCTAAAAATCTTCAAAATCAAGTGATAGTAAAAAATGGAATGAAGTATCCTGGTAATGAACATCTAGGAGCTTTTGGTTGTGATAGTTATGATATTTCTGGTACAGTTGATCAAAGAGGTTCTAATGGATCTTTACACGGTTTAACTAAGTTTAGTTTAGATGAAGTTCCAAGTAGTAGGTTTTTTTTAGAGTATATATCAAGACCTCCTACAGCTGAGATATTTTTTGAAGATGTATTAATGGCTTGCGTATTTTATGGAATGCCTATATTAGTTGAAAATAATAAACCAAGATTGCTTTACTATTTAAAGCGTAGAGGTTATAGGCCATTTTCAATTAATAGACCAGATAAAGTTTGGAACAAATTATCTGTAACAGAAAAAGAAATAGGTGGTATACCTAACTCAAGTCAAGATATTATTCAAGCGCACGCTGCTGCAATTGAAACTTATATAGAAGAGAATGTCGGATTCAATGGAGAAACGTATGGTGATATGTATTTTCAAAGAACTCTAGAAGACTGGACAAAATTTAATATTAACAATAGAACACAACACGATGCCTCTATAAGTTCTGGTTTAGCCATTATGGCTTGTAATAGAAACAAGTATAAACCGCTAACAGATAGAACAATTAAAAAAATAGATTTAGGTATAAAAAGATATGACAACGATGGTGCTATTTCAAAAATTTTAACTAAATGATTTATACTAACACAAGGAGTTCTTTCCCGGATCAGGTAGTACCTGAAGCAGAAAAAATGACTTATGAGTATGGGCTTCAAGTTGCCAATGCCATAGAAAGCGAGTGGTTTAGATATGGAGTTGGTGGAGAGAGATACTTAAATAACTACAATGTATTCCATAGAAGAAGACTATACGCTAGAGGAGAACAAAGCATACAAAAATACAAAGATGAATTAGCGATAAATGGAGATTTATCTTATTTAAATTTAGATTGGAAACCTGTTCCAATAATACCTAAATTTGTAGATATAGTTGTAAATGGAATGTCGGATAGAGGACATACTATAAAAGCTTATTCACAAGATCCTGCTTCTCAAAAACTAAGAACTGATTATGCTACTAGAATACTAAATGACATAAAGACTAGAGAGTATATAGAAAAAGTACAACAAACTCTAGGTGTTGACGTATCTCAAACGCAAGCAATGGACACTATACCAGCTTCAGAAGAAGAACTGGAAGTTCACATGCAATTAGATTACAAACAAGCAATAGAAATAGCAGAAGAGGAATTAATATCAAATACATTAGCAAAAAATAAATTTGATTTAGTTAAAAGAAGATTTAATAGAGATTTAGTTGTATTAGGTATAGGGGCTGTAAAAACTAACTTTAACAAATCTGAAGGTATAACTTTAGAATATGTAGATCCAGCTAATTTAGTTTGGTCATATACCGAAGATCCTAATTTTGAAGATCTATTCTATGTTGGTGAAGTTAAGAGTTTAAGTTTGCCAGAATTAAAGAAAGAGTTTCCTAATTTAACTAATGCTGAATTAGAAACTATACAAAAATATCCTGGCAACTCTGATTATACTAGAAACTGGAATGGTAGAGAAGATGACAATACTGTTCAAGTTATATACTTTGAATATAAAACTTATGTCGATCAAGTATTTAAAATAAAATATACAGATCAAGGGTTAGAAAAAGCAATACAGAAAACGGACTTTTTTAATCCACCTGCTAGCGACAAGTTTGAAAGAACCTCGAGATCAATAGAGGTATTATATAGTGGAGCAAAGATATTAGGTCACCCAATGATGCTAAAGTGGGAATTAGCAGAAAATATGACGAGACCTTATTCAGATTCTGTGCATGTTAACATGAATTACCAGTTATGTGCTCCTAATATATATAAAGGAAGAATAGAATCTTTAACTGAAAGAATGATCACATTTGCTGACATGATTCAGTTAACTTCTCTTAAGTTGCAACAGGTGATGTCTAAACTTGTACCAGACGGTGTATTTGTAGATGTTGATGGTTTAGCAGAGGTTGATTTAGGTAATGGTACTAATTATAATCCAGCAGAAGCATTAAACATGTATTTCCAAACTGGTAGTATAGTTGGTAGATCAATGACTCAAGATGGTGACCTCAACCACGGTAAAGTTCCAATACAAGAACTAAAAAGTTCTAATGGAATGCACAAGATTCAAGCGTTGATACAGACTTATCAATATTACTTACAGATGATAAGAGATGTAACCGGCTTGAACGAAGCGAGAGACGCTAGTACACCTGATAGAGATGCTTTAGTTGGTTTACAAAAGTTAGCGGCTGCTAATTCAAATACAGCCACAAGACATATATTGCAAGCTAGTCTTTATTTAACACTAAGAGCTTGTGAAAACATATCATTAAGAGTTGCTGACTGTATTCAATATGATCTACTTAAAGAAAGTTTAATAAATAGTATTAGTTCCTATAACGTTGCTACTTTAGAAGAAATACAAAATATACATTTAAGAGATTTTGGTATATACTTAGAAGTAGAACCTGATGACGAAGAGAAAGCTTTATTAGAACAAAATATACAAGTAGCTCTACAACAACAGTCAATACATTTAGAAGATGCTATAGATATAAGAGAAGTAAGGAACTTGTCTTTAGCGAATCAAATGTTAAAATTAAGACGTAAAAAGAAAGCTGAAGAAGATCACGCTAGACAACAGCAACTTGTACAACAACAAGCTCAAGCTAACGCAGAAGCAGCTGAAAGAGCAGCTATGGCAGACGTTCAAAAGAATCAAGCTGAAACAGAAACTAAATTACAGATAGAGCAAGGTAAGTCACAATTCGAAATACAGAAGATACAAGCTGAAGCAGAAGTTAAAAAACAATTAATGGAGTTGCAGTTTCAATATGACATGCAGCTTAAGCAATTAGAAGTTCAAAGTAAACAGTCTCAACAAGCTGAAGCAGAAAACAGAAAAGATCAAAGAACTAAAATGCAAGCTACTCAGCAAAGCCAAATGATTGAGCAAAGAAATAACAATTTATTACCTACAAATTTTGAAGGTCAAGTAAATCTTCCGCAACAGGGTGAAATGCCTGGAATGGAAGAACAAACAATTATGTAATATTATATCATGGAAAAAAACAAAGAAGTATTAGAAACAAGAGAACAACCAGTTCACGATACTAAAGTTGAAGGACTAAAAGTGAAATCGAAAGCTAAAAAAAGAAAACCAAAACAATTAGCTAAAAATAAAAATAACGAACCTGTTAAGTTTGATTTAAGTAAAAAAGAAGATAATGCCGTTCAAGAATCAGAAACAGAGAGCAGCGTGTTACGCGAAGAAAAAGAAGAACCCAAAGAGCAAGTGGAATTGCAAAGCGTGGGACAAGAAGTACAAGAGGAAAAGGAAATAACAATTATAGAAGAAGTTGTTTCTGAGGAAAAAAAAGAAATTACAAGTAATACTAAAGAAAAGTATAGTGAAACTTTACCAGATAATGTAAATAAATTATTAAATTTTATGCAAGAGACTGGTGGAACTATAGAAGATTATGTAAGATTAAATGCTGATTATTCTAATGTTGACGAAGTTTCACTATTAAAAGAGTATTACAAAGGCACTAAGCCTCATTTAGATATGGAAGAGATTGAATTTATGTTAGATGATAAATTTTCCTATGATGAGGATTATGACGATGAAAAAGATATACGCAAGAAAAAGCTTGCGATTAAAGAAGAAGTTGCAAAAGCAAGAGGTTTTTTAAATGATTTAAAGGATAAATATTACGATGAGATCAAAATGAGATCAAACGTTAATCCAGATCAACAAAAAGCATTAGACTTTTTCAACAGATATAACAAAGAGCAAGAAGTTGCTAAGAAAAATCACGAAATATTTGTTGATAGGACTAAAAATCATTTCTCTGATGAGTTCAAAGGTTTTGAATTTAACTTAGGAGATAAGAGATTTAGATACAAAGTTAACAATCCAAGTGATGTGGCCAATAAGCAATCTAATATCAATGACTTTATTAAGACGTTCTTAAATGAAGATGGTAGTGTGGGTGATTTAAATGGTTACCATAAAGCGATGTATGCCGCTAGAAATATAGATAAGATAGCAAATCATTTTTACGAGCAAGGCAAAGCCGATGCTGTTAAAGATGTAATTGCTGATTCCAAAAACATTAATAGCAAAGCTAGAGTTTCGGCTCCAACTGATGGTATTACGTTCAACGGAATGAAAATCAAGTCTGTTTCAGGCGTAGATAGCTCTAAACTAAAAATAAAACGTAAAAAATAAATATATAAATTATGGCTTTTACAGTACAAAACGCGGGATTACAACCGTCTGCTGAACCAGTTATTCTTTCTACTAACTATTTACAGTGGACAGATAATGGTGGTGGAGCTGGTATCCCTAATGACTTTGCGGATTTTGCTCAGCAAAATTTACCTGAGTTATACGAACAAGAAGTTGAGAGATTTGGTAATAGAACCATCTCTGGTTTCTTAAGAATGGTTGGCGCCGAAATGCCAATGACATCTGATCAAGTTATTTGGTCTGAACAAAACAGGTTGCATATTGCTTATGATGAAACTACTGTTGGTGGTGCATCAGGTAATATTTTTACTGTAGGTGCTGGCGCTCTTCCAGCTTCTGGACAAGTTGCTGTTAGAGTAAATCAAACAATAGTTGCTTACGATCCAGTCACTGGACTTACTTTAAAAGGTATCATAACTAGAGTTGGACCAGATGGAACTGCGCCTGCTCTTACTGCTGATCAGTTTGAAGCTTCATGCTATACTCAAGCTGCTTGGGGTGCTATAGCTGGTGCTGCTAATGTTAGAGTATTTGTCTATGGTTCTGATTTTGCTAAAGGAACTAACGGCATGGGAGGTGGTGTTGAACCAGTTCTTACTCAGTTTAGCAATAAACCTACAATTATAAAAGATCAGTACACTGTTAATGGCTCTGACACAGCTCAAATTGGTTGGGTTGAAGTTGCAACTGAAGATGGTACTTCTGGTTACTATTGGTTTATGAAAGCTGAATCAGAAACTAGATTAAGATATGATGATTATCTTGAAATGGTGATGGTTGAAGGTGAGTTAGATACTCAAGGTATTGCTAATTCCGGCGGAGGTACTCAAGGTATGTTCGCTGCTTTAGAAGACAGAGGTAATGTATACTCTGGATTTGCTGGAGCTGCTGGACCTGGTTCTGGTGCATTAGCAGATTTTGATGACATTCTTCAGCAATTAGATGCTCAAGGCGCTATTGAAGAAAACATGCTTTTCTTAGATAGAGCTACAGCTCTTGATTTTGATGATATGATCGGTGCTCAAGCTGGTGGTGGTTATGCTGCTGCAACAGCTGCTTCTTACGGTCTATTTGACAACTCTGGTGAAATGGCGTTAAACTTTGGATTTTCAGGGTTTAGAAGAGGTTCTTATGACTTCTACAAAACTGATTGGAAATACTTAAACGATGCTTCAACTAGAGGTATGGTTGACAATATCAAAGGAGTTATGGTTCCTGCTGGTACATCAACTGTTTATGACCAAATGTTAGGTCGAAACATCAGACGTCCATTCTTACACGTAAGATATAGAGCGTCAGAAACAGATGATAGAAGATACAAGTCTTGGATCACTGGTTCTGTTGGTGGAGCTTACACTTCGGATCTTGACGCTATGGAAGTTCACTTCCTATCTGAAAGATGTCTTTGTGTTCAAGGCGCTAATAACTTTGTATTATTTACAGATTAATTTATTAACTTTTAAAATATAAAATTATGGCACTTATAAAGTTCGAAGCAACAGATGGCAGCGTTTATTTAGATGACGTTGCTGTCCCACTAGTTGTATCAGAGGGAGAAGTAGGACCAGGTGGTACACCTATTACTATTAATACTGCTGGAGGTTCAATGGATATCACTTGGGATATGTTTGAACCAGCAGAAGGGGAATTATTAGCGGTAACTACTACGGCTCTTATTGAGGCAATAGAAGCCGGAATAGCTGATGTTTACAAAATACCAGTTATGAGTGACGCTGTTAGATCTCAGGATTATTTAGAAGCTCCAGTTATAGTTAATATAACTTCAGCTGGACCTACACCTGAGGCTCCAGCACCGGAAGAAACTCCGTAAATTACAATTTAAGACCCCTTTAACTAGGGGTCTTTTTCACTTTTATTATATTATATCATGGAAGAACCAAAAGAAACAAAAGAAACAAAACAAAAGAAAAAAGAAACTAAGGCACCTACTTGGGAAGTAAAAGATAGGAATTATTATTTACTTCATGGTAGATCGCCATTGACTTATACATTACCAGCTAAACACACAAAGAGATTTCCACTATTGTGGTTTGATCCTGAAACTGGAATACAAAGAGAATTAAGATACGCAACTAATCAATCATCACCATTCGTTGATGAACAAGATGGACAAGCAACTTTAAAACATATTGTATTTAAAGATGGTGTATTACACGTTCCTAAAGAACAACAAAACTTGCAAAAGTTATTATCATTATACCACCCTCATTTAAATAAAAGATACGCGGAACTTGATCACGTAGCTGAAGCGAAAGATGAATTAGAAGATTTAATGGTAGAAACTGAAGCAATAACAATAGCGTTAGGCATGGATATCGATCATGCTGAAGCTGTTCTTAGGGTTGAAGAAGGGTCTGGCGTATCCAATCTTAGTTCTAAAGAAATAAAAAGAGATATTGCTTTATTTGCAAAAAGAAATCCTAAGTTGTTTATAGATCTAGCGAATGATGAAAACGTTGTTTTAAGGAACTTTGCAATAAGAGCAAAAGAAGCTGGAATAATATCTTTAGGTCAAGATCAAAGAACTATTCACTGGGCAAGTAATGGGAAGAAACTAATGACAGTTCCTTTTGATGAAAATCCATTCTCTGCTATGGCTGCTTGGTTCCAGACTGATGAAGGTCTAGAAGTATATAAGTCTATAGAGAAAAAGTTCTCTTAAATAGTTACAATAACATGTAATAACTAAATAAGGCGGCAATTACGCCGCCTTTTTTATAATAAGATATTATGGCTATAGACGTAAATGAAGTGTATAGAACCGTATTGTTTATATTAAATAAAGAGCAGAGAGGATATGTTACACCTGCAGAATTTAATAAACTAGCAACACAGGTTCAATTAGAAATACTTGAAAGCTATTTTGAGTATGAAAACAAACAATATAGAATACCAGACAATGAATCTGAGTATAGCGATAGATATAAAAATATAGATGAGAAAATAGCTATATTTAAAGAAACTTCTACTAATGCCGCTAGTCCTGTCACTGTTACATCTCAAACCGGTGTTAATGAATTTTATAAACTCGGTACAGTAATAAGTGAAGGAGATACTGAAATTCAAAAGATACAACCCAACGATTTACTATACGTTAACAAATCTCCGTTAACAGCTCCTACTTCTAAATATCCAGTTTACACTCTGGCTAATGGAGTTATCACAACCTCACCTCAACTAAATAATGTTACGTTTACGTACCTACGTAAACCTGCTAATCCAGAATGGGCATATATTGTAGATGTTCCTACTGGAGGTTATAAATATGATTTAGGTAACTCAACACAGTTTGAATTACACGCTACTGAACAGACTGAGGTTATCATAAAAATATTAATGTATTCAGGAGTTATCATACGCGATCCTCAGATTGTACAAAATGCTGCTCAAATGGATCAACAAGAAACAATGCAAGAAAATTCATAACACATGGGACTAATAACTGAAACTAACGCTCAATATTATTCAGGTCAACA